GGATGCGAAAGTTGCTAATTTCATCAAGGACCAATCTCTTGCCAGATTCATTTTAGGTCAAAAAGATGCTGCGCTCGTCATCAATTATCTTTCAAATTCAGCCACGGAACTTGAAAAATTGAGTTCGATGGACCCGCTCAATGCATCAGTCTACATTGCGACTGAGATCTCGCAAAAAGCGGTGAAATCAAAGCCTAAACTCACGAAAACGCCTGATCCGATAGACATCCCGAAAGGGAGTGCCGCTCCTAAAGAAGACGCTTATTTGAAAGGAGTATCTTTTGAATAAGGAGCCAAGGAAATGGCTAACAATCTTGATAGCAATATTACCAGACAACTGCTGCGGGTTTTCCTTCCCGCTTTTGAGCGTCAGAGAGTTCTCTCCAAAACCGTAAACACCCAATTGTTCCGTGGGCGTTTCAATCCAAGTTCAGGTGATTATGTCGATGTGAAGCGTCCACACCAGTATCTCGCCAAGCGAACCGCCGGTGGCGATATTTCCGCATTGACCGCCAACTCTATTATCAGCGGTAAGGCCACAGCGACTGTCCAAAATTACATAACTGTTGATATTGATTGGACAAATAAAGAGGAAGCTCTTCGTTTGGATCAGTTGAACGAGATCCTTATGCCCGCCGCCGAAACTTGCTGCATTGAGCTTGAGACCAGCTTCTGTGACTACATGATCAAAAATGCGGCGCTTTCCACGGGAACTCCCGGAACCGTGATCGATGCTTGGACCGATGTCGCCACTCAGATGAGCTTGATGAAAGCCATCGGTGTTCCGACAATGGGTGGGGTTTACAGCGTGATGAACCCTTACACCATCCAGAATCTGGCATCCGCTCAGACCGGACTGTCCGCTGATCCGTCCCGGCTTGTTCAAGTTGCCTGGGAACGGGCGCAGATCGCATCCCCATTTGCCGGTCTCAACTGTATTTCTTCCAACTCCATGTCCACCTGGACCGTGTCCGACTCAGCCGACCAGGACGGGGTCTTGGCCGCTACACCCGACGCTACCTATGTCACCCATAAAGATAGCATGGTGCAGACGCTCTCCGTAAGCGGATTGACCGCAGCAGCCGTTGTCAAAGCCGGTGATATCATCGAATTCACCGGAACAGGAGCAGCCGCCAGAAGTTACGTTAATGTGCGGACTCAGAAAACCGCTTTTGGTGCCGATGGAAATCCGATCAAATGGAGAGCAGTTGTGACCGCCGATGCGACAATGGACGGTGCCGGTGCGGGTACTTTGTATGTTGCAGCTCCCGCCATTTATGAATCTTCCGGTCAGTACAACAACATCAGCGCTCCATTGGTTATTACGGATGCGTTTTCTATCCTGGGAACGGCTTCTACTGAATACCAACCGGATCTCTTCTATGTTCGCGATGCTTTCGTTATAAGTTTTGTTAGACTTCCAAAGATTTATGCGACTGACACTATCGCTGTTACCGAGGATGGGATTTCTATCCGGTGTACCAAGTATGGGGATGGCGACGCGAACACCAACAAGATACGATTTGACATTCTCCCTGCGTTTGGCGTTATGAATCCTCTGTGGGCCGGAAAAGCCTTTGGTTCTTAGTATTTACAGATTTCATTCATTACCCCAAAATTGAGATTGACACATGATATACTCACATAGTAGTTTATTCTGACGGGGATTACAAGAATAAACTACTATGTGAGGTAAAAAAAAATGATTTCTAGACACACGATTTTGAGCAAATTTGATTATGACGAAAAAACTGGGGATTTAACTTGGAAATTTACACATGGAAGGTGTCGTAAAGGTTCTTTAGTAGGATGGATTTGCAGTAGTGGAGTCCGAAGAGTTAGAGTGGATGGAAAAGAGTATCAGATTACCAATATAATTTGGATGTATTGTCATGGTCGATGGCCGAAAAAAAAGGTACTATTCAAAGACGGTGACAATACCAATTACAGATTAGAAAATCTGAGGGACAGTGGTGCTGACGATATTCTAACTCAAGAACGGTTGAAGCAATTGATGGACTACGATCCAGACACTGGTGTTTTTACATGGAAAGGCCCAAGTAGATTTTCAGGCGAAGAATCAAATTGTCACAATGTATACGGTTATAAAGTTATCGGAGTTGATGGAAAGAGATACCAAGCCTCAAGACTAGCGTGGTTGTATATGGAAGGGTATTGGCCGGAACATGAAATTGACCACATTAATAGGAACCCTTCAGATAATAGATGGTGTAATTTAAGACATATATCAAAGCAGTGCAATGTCAGAAATCGCGGAGTTAATAAAAATAACACAAGTGGAGTCACGGGAGTAAGTAGGAATGGTAGAAATGGAAGATGGTATGTTGAAATTTTAGATAAAAATGTTGGTTCATATAAAAATTTAAACGATGCCGTCAAAGCCCGTTGGGAAGCAGAAGTACGATACGGATTCAAAAATTGTCAAACAACAAGTTCAGCATATCTTTATTTGAAAGATAAAGGTTTAATTTAATGTTAAAAACAGTTTATTTTGTTCACAATTGAGATGTTCGTTGATTATTTCGTCGGCATGGGGGCTATGCGGACGGAAAGAGAAGCCAAAGACAAGGCGATAGCGTCCTTTAAAGCGCCTAAAGTTAAAGAGCCTCCTAAGCCTAAACCGTCATCCGGTAGGGACAGGGAAGAGCCTACGACGTTCCCGTCAAAGGGCGATAAGGGTACTGGCATTCCCGGCAGCATTGAATGGCATGAGGCCCAATTGATGGAGTTAAAAGATTTTGACGCGATCATGAAATATACCAGGGACGTTACCGGCAACATTCCGCGCAAAACAGGCAGAAGCACCGTTGCATCATTTCGACGAACCGCTCTTTCAATGATAAGAAAGCATATCAAAAATGGTAGTCAAAGCGGGTGAAATCATTACGGATGCGCTTGAAGAAATTGTTGTTCAAGCTGATGAGGCACCGATAGAGCCATCAGAAGGACGGGCGGCTATGCGGGTCTTAAATGATATGATGTTCTCTTATGCCGCTCGTGGGGTTAATCTTGGATATACGGCAGTGTATTCAACCGGAGATGAAATCACGGTGCCGTTGGGCGCAATCAGGTGGATGAAGGTTCAGTTGGCGATTGAACTCGCTCCCAAATACGATGCTGCCGTCAGTCCAACAATGGCTCAAAAAGCCAGAGACGCGTATCGAGCCGTCCTCAATCTCACTATCGACAATGCGGACATGGAGTATCCCCCCACGTTGCCGCAGGGGTCCGGCAACGATTATCCCGACTACTCTACATCCCCATTTTATTCTGATCAAGAATCAACAATCCTTACTGAGACCGGCGGCAGCATCGCCTTAGAAGAAGATACGGAGGAACCATGACACGCCGAAGGGACATCAAAAAAAGTGATTTTGTTCTGGTCGACTCCTCCGAGTCAAATGACACATTCGATCTTGTTCGAAACGGTCAAAATTTAAAAATCAAACAATCGAGTTTGATATCTGATTTTGGGGTAAGCGGGACGCTTGAAACACGAGGTGAGGTAACCGGAACCCCGGTACTGACGGTTATTGCGGGTGTAAATTATATCCGCAACATTTTAGGCGGCGCGGGAATCAATGTAGCGTTAAGCGCTCAAGACGGTGTTGAGATCAGCCACAACTTTACGGCGGATGGAACCGGAACTCCGGTATTGATCAACTCAGGATCAGACAGCCCGACGATTCGCAGTATCCAAGCTGGAGCCGGTATCAGTGTGGCTGGAGTTGGAGGCATCATTCAAATTGCTTCAACGGGAACACCGGCAAGTTCAAAAACGATTATTGTCTATTCAATAGACGATATTTTAGATGCTGCCGACTCTGTTGTCGGGGATGTTGTCACTTTAGCCGATAACATCGAATATAAACTCGAAAACGACGTGTCGTCGGCTTATCAGTTCGTCATGGGCAGCAATACGGTATTATCCGGTGCGGATCGGGATCTGATTACTTTAACATACACCGGAATCTACACAATGATAACGGCGGTTGACGTCGATACCAAGATTAAAGACATCAATCTTTCCTGCGGATCAGGAACGCTTTTTGACGTATCCAGTACGACCGGCGTACATCGATTTAGAGCGCAAAATATATCGGCCATCTGCGATAACGTTGGTACTTTCGACAGTTTAGCCACAATTACATTTCTATCGGCTAATTTTAATGCAGTATATACCCAGGGATTTGAATTCGCGGGGTCTATTGAAGTCCTTATCATGGATCTTGTTGGGATGGTAATGCCGTCCGGTACTGGTAATGCAATCACTTTTGGGACATCAGTAATAACGTATATCATCATTGATAAAGGGCTTATAAGCGTCAACACTAGTGGGTACTCTTTGTCGGGTTTGGCAAACTCCGGCAACATTGCAACTGATGGTCTTGGATCGATAACCAACAGTCGCAATTTCGGGTCTGCGGCGATATCAGATAATATTTACAACACTGATAATCGTTGGAATTTCCATGCCAACACAGAACTTCCTGATTCGTATAATACGGTTTTAGCAACTCATGGTGGGGCCACAATAACAATTTCAGTAATTGCCACCCCGGTCGCAATTACAGGAACCTGGACAAATCAGATGCTGTCCCGTTTTACGGGAACTGCTGCCGGTGTTTGGACGTATACCGGTATTGGTGATAATATTGAATTGAATGCGTCTTTGACGGTTAACATGGCATTGGGCCAGGACAATGTCTCCTTCTGGCTGTATAAAAACGGGGTTCAGGTTACCGGATCGAGAACACGGGGATTCATCTATACCGGAAGACCGAATAATATCGTGTTGATGTGGGAAGATAATGCCGTGACTAACGACTATTATCAAATCTATGTTCAGAACGACGATGATACTGAAGATATTATAATTGTCAGTGCAACGATGAGAATTCGATAATGGCTAACACTATTGAGATCCCAATATCGAACGGATTTTATGTATCGGACAGTCTCCCGATAGGACATCAGGAGTGTGTCAATTTGATTCCGGTTATCCAGCAAGTAACGGTGTTATCTGAGAGACAGTTGATTGGAACTGCCGGAATTACACAAATCGTTACTGCGGGATCGACATCGTCAGAGGCAAATCGTGGGGCGCACGTTATGGCCGGCTCTCCGTATTTCGTTCAGGGAAATATTCTCTACCGGCTTGATCGAGCGATTATATCCGGTGTTGAAACTTTTTCTCTTGTTCAAGTCGGAACATCCCCCATAGCGATTACCGGGTCTGGACGGGTATCAATGGCGGATAACGGTACTCAGTTGATGATCTTAGTCCCAGGAGGAGATGGATTTATCTACAATAAGGACACGGATGATTTAGATAAAATCACATCCGGTCCATTTGATGTCACCAATAATGTTTATCCTCAATACGTCGTATTCGTAGATGGTTATTTTGCCGTCAATACGGATGTCAAACAGTGGTACATTTCTAATCTAAACGACGGTACGACTTGGGATATTCTTGATTTTGGTTCTGCTGAAGCCGATCCAGATCCGATTGTGGCTCCAATCGTCCACAACAATCAAATTTTCATGCTAGGTTCAGAAACAACCGAGGGATTTCAGAATATCGGCGGTTCCGGTTTTCCATTCCAAAGATCGAATCGTTACCTCGATAAAGGATGTTATTCTCCATTCACGCTCGTCTCAACAAATCAACGGTTTTTTATGATCGGTGGAGGAGTCAATGAGCGACCGGCGGTTTGGGCGTATGAAGGCGGCAGCTACGAAAAGATCTCAACGACAGCCATTGATAATGTCCTAAACGATTATTCCGATGCGGTTCTTAATGCGGCATTTGCGCTTTCCTGGGCAAATCGGGGTCAGTATTTCGTCTCGTTCACCTTTCCTGATCGAACATTCGTTTATAACAGTACTACAGGCCTATGGCATGAGCAAAAATCCGGTATTGCCAATTCAGTTGGGGACATCGAACAGACACGATGGCGTGTAAGCGACATGGTCACCGCTTACGGGTACACAATCGTCGGGGATTATGTTGATGGCCGGATCGGGATCATGGATATAGACACTTACACGGAATACGGTACAAATATCGTCCGCGTCTTCTCACCCCAACCAATATCCAACAAAGGAAAGAGCTTTCGAATATCTCAAGTTGAATTAACGATGGAATCCGGTGTCGGTAACGGTGTACCTGAGCCGCTTGTTTCGATGGCGATATCAGAGGATCTGAAAACATTCCAATATGAGCGGAGTAGAAAGATCGGTGCCATTGGAAAATACGGTCAAAGAACGATATGGAGAAAACTTGGTCGGGTTCCGCGATTTGCAATTTTCAAATTCAGGATTTCAGATCCGGTAAAACCGGCGATCATCAAACTTGAGATGGATGTCCTATGAGAAATACGATCAAATTCATCGATCCGTCATATCCGATTGTACTGATTAAAAACGGAGTTCCAGAAGAGCGGTTCCGCGTGTTTCTCCATGAGGTCCAACTCAGAGGCCTCTTAATTGGAGAAGGGTCGCCGGAGGGGGTTGTTGAAGCGCAGCAAGGCCAAGAATACATGGATGAAACCGGATTGGCCGGGTCAGTGAAATGGATAAAACAGCTTTCCGATATTTTAGGGGATAGGAGTCAGGGTTGGGTAGCGATAGGTTAGAGGCTTACAGGATAACTGATTTCATCATACCGATGCACATTCTGTCTAATCCGGCAATCGCAAATGCAATTTATGAAGACGGCAGTCATGATATTATCCCGAATGTAGTTGATGAATATTGGATCGGAATTAAGCAAGACAATAAAACGTTCGCGTGTTTCAGGGTCCACCAAATGACATCAGTGATGTGGCAGATCCATGCAAGAGTAATCCCTCAATATAGGCGTGAATATTCAAGAAGGGCGGCGTATTTGGCTTTAAAATGGTCGGCGGATAACATTAAATCATTGAGAACGGTTGTATGCATGGTGCCTAAGTGCCACCGAGATGTCGCGCTGTTCGTTCGGCGTGTTGGATTCAATTTTTGTGGTACGATTCAAGAAAGTTATAAGAAAAATAATATCCTGGTCGGGACTGATATCTTTTCGATCAATATCGATAAAATTAAAGAGTTGGGGGTATGAGATGCCAGCAGCAGCCGTTGTAGCCGTTGGAGCAGTAGCAGGAGCCGCAATAACAGCCAATTCGGCAAGAAGCGCCGCAAGAACAGCCGCAAGAGCAAATGCAGCGGCGATAGCGACTCAGCAAGCTATGGCGGCTGAAGCAAGAGCGGATGTTCTTAATACGATGGTTCCGGCATTGGAAGAATATAATACCGGAATCCAAGCAGCCCAGGATCAGATTTCTGCCGGTACTGCCGATGTAATGCAGATCCTTCAGCAATATTCCGGAAATGCCGATCAGATTATATCTCAATCCGGCGCTGATGCTCAAAAAGCAATTCTTGGGTCTTCCGCTTATGCCTCCGGTATTCCAGCGTCACAGTTCAACAGCATGTATACCCAAGTCGAATCTCTACCGGCGTCTCAACGTACTGCTGCAATGAACCAACTCAGCAACGCGATAACGACCGGCGCACAGCAAGCGGCATCGGGGGCCACCGGAACAAACGTCGCTCAACAAGCTGCAACTGCTACCACCGGAGTTACCCCGCAGCAAGCGACAACGCTTTCCGAGACTGCTACCCAGGAAGCCGCAGCTACCGGAGTACAACCTACTCAAACTCAAGCAGCAGATCAGATGCCGTCCATTGCAGCAACTGCTATCGGCGATACAGGAACCGGGTATTATGGTGCCATGTCGAATCTTCAGCAGGGGTATACGACAGCCCAACAGGCATTGAATCTCGGAACCGCCCAAGCCCGTGCCGACATTACCAGTGGGACTCAAAACACATTGGCCCAACTTGCTACGACCGAGCAGAACGCTCTATCCCAATTATCCCCCTACACGACCACAGGAGAGGCCGCTCTTCAGCAGGAAGCGGCACTGTCAGGGGCATTGGGCGCGGAAGCGCAACAAGCCGCTATAGACGCTTATATTGAGTCTCCCGGACAAGCCTACTTGAGACAGCAGCAAGAGAAAGCATTGCTTCGGAATCAGGCCGCTGTTGGTGGGTTGGGAGGAGGCAACGTCTTAACTGCGTTGCAAGAACAGGCGATGAACATCGCATCGACTCAGCAGCAGCAGTATCTTGAAAATTTGCGGTCATTAGCAACACGGGGCCAGGAAGCGGCGACGACAGGTGCGGGGATAACGACGCAGACCGGATTGGCCGGGGCCGAGTTGACGGCAAACACATCTCAGATACTGGCGCAACTGGCGCAGCAGTATGGTATCAGTTCAGCCGAACTCGCTCAAATGACATCATCCGAGATGGCTCAATTGGCATCCGCTACTGGAATCAACCTTGCAAACATCCAACAGGCAACCGCAGCAGCCCGTGCCGGTCTCCAAACCGAGTTGGGGAGTAGCCTTGCTTCGGTTCAAGCGCAATCGACATCCGATATCGCAGGATTGACATCAACAGCGGCTGCTAACACGCTTGCCGGACAACAGAGCATTGCTCAGACATTGGCAAACATCGCTACCGGAACTGGAACGAATATTTCGAATCTTCAAGCATCAACGGGACAGTCTCTTGCTGCCGGACAGTACCTACAAGGACAAGCGTGGGCGCAAGGACTCCAAGGATTAGGGCAAGCGGCAGTGTACGCTCAAACAGGTGATACTGGAGTATTAACTGGAAATACTACGAGTTAGGAGGACATATGGTAAGCGTACCGCAATTGAGTTTAGGAAATTCTGCGAGTTGGGCTGCTGCGGAATTGCCGTCAAATGAGAATAAGGGTGTCGAGTCCATGATAAAAGCCGGACTCTACGGCACTGCGATAACCCAACAGAAACAGGAAATAGCGAAAACAAAACAAGAAGAGTTGGATAAAAAGAAGCTTGAGGAGTTACGCGGATTCGGAGTTGATCGTTGGAGCAATAAAGACCGAAAGGGAATGGCTACGGTCATAAATGAGATGGCGGTTATCAGCCC